CAAATGCTGGCGCAACATTTACCAAGGTAGAGCTTACAACCAAGAAGATTCGTCTTGATTGGGAAGTTTCTACAGAGTCTCTTGAAGACAATATTGAAGGAGGTGCCCTTGAAGATCATCTCGTTCGTCTTATGACAAACGCATTTGCTAATGATATCGAAGATCTCGCTATCAATGGTGATGGATCAACAGGCAACTTCCTTTCAATCATGGAAGGTTTCGTACACAAGGTCACAGATGGTTCAGATGCTCACGAAGCAGTTGTAACCGTTTCTGATGATGAGTGGACACCAGCCGTAATGCAGGACATTATTCTTGCAATGCCACGTAAGTACCGTGCAATTAAGAGCAATCTTAAGTTCTATGCTGGTACAGATGCATTCCAGGGTATCGTTACAAACAACGGAACTCTTGCTGATGCAGTAGCAGAAGCAATTGCTGGAATGACTCCAGGCAGCACACAGGCTAACCGTCAGAACTATCTAGACGGCGTTGGCCAAACACTCGGTGGAGCACGTACAACACGTGTTCTCGGTGTTGACGTTATGGAAGTACCTTACTACCCAGCAGATTATGTCGATTTGACATTCCCTGCAAACCGTGTTTGGGGCTTCCAGCGTGATATCACGGTAAACCGTGAGTACAAGCCAAAGAAGGATACAATTGAGTACACAGTATTCGTCCGCTTTGGTTTGCAATGGGAAGAGCTTGATGCAGTTGCTTATGCAGATGCAGCATCTGATTCCTAATAACTAAATAGTAGTACCGAAAAGGAGGGTAGCGTAAAAACTACCCTCCTTATTCACATTCTGATATAATAGCAGTGGAGGAATAATAATGTCAGTAGAATTAGTAGAAGATTTAAAAAAGAAGACAGTGCCACAATTAAAGGCATATGCAAAGAAAAATAACATAGATTTATTTGGAGTAAGTACAAAGGTAGAAATATTAGAAGTAATTTTTTCCTTTATTCCAAGACCAGAACAAGTAGAAGCAATGAAGAAAAAAGATCAGCCAACAGAAAAGGTTGCTCTATATTCTCTTAAAAATCTTCATTGGAATGGTGTGGGGGACCTTGAAAGAGGCTATAACATAGTATCTAAGGAGGATTCCGAAAAGTGGTTAGTTCGTAATGATGTTCGCATAGCGACACCAGACGAGGTAGCAAAATTTTACGGTAAAAAGAAGAAATGAATATACTAAGACTTCCGCCATATCCATTATCAATTACATATACAGTTCCATCAGCTTCAACTGATTATGTTATTTTAATAAAAGATTCTGATAGAGATATAGTTCGTGTTGAAGAAGTAGTAGAGTCTAATGCTAGCTCTATAGTAACTTTAGAATTACCAGAATATTTTTCTAAATATGATGAGTCATATCATCTAGAGATTTACGAAGCAATATATATAACTGGACAGACAGATCCAAATTTGGGAGATATTGTAGTTGAGGATAACTTAAATATTGAAAGACCTTATATTGATCCAAGTACCCTTGGAACAACTGCAAGTGAGATAAAAGAATATGAGGGATATGAGTCTCTTGCTCGTGCAATTATTGATTCAGTTACTGGCGGATTTTATTATGAGACATCATATATAGAAACAGTTGGTCAAGGTACAGATTATATGCCGCTTTGGGTAAAAGCCTACAAGGTATTAAAGGTTTATGAAAATGCAGAGCTTGTATACGATGTAGATGATACAGATGGTCCTGCCCTTGGAGATTGGAATTATTTAATTACAAAAGATAAAACTGCTATAACAAAAGATCCAGTCGCAGCAGTAGATGCTATGAATAGATCAGAACGAAAGCCAGCAAGAATGGCTTTAGCAGCTTCAGATTCAATCTTTATGTTTGATACAGAGGACAGCGGAAACACACTGACAGTACAGCCTGGAGTTGTTTTTGGTCAGGGTGTTGATTACATCTTCTTGCTAGAAACAGGGTATAGAGTAGTGCCAATTGATATTCAAGATGCAGCATTAATGCTCATCAATGATATTAAGTGTGGCAAACTTGACTACTACAAGAGATATGTAACATCTTATTCAACTGATCAATACCGCCTTCAGTTTGATAAAGGTTTATTTGAAGGAACTGGCAATTTGTTAGTTGATAAAATTCTAGAAAAGTATACAACAAATATTGGCAAACCAGGAGTATTATAATGATTGACTCCTGCTTAACAACAGATTTTTTATATCCGCTTAAGGCCGATGTATTTTATCCTATTGTTGAGCAAGGGGCATATGGCAATGTAGAAAAGAAATGGGTTCTTGATAGAGTAATTACGTGCAGCTTTTCTCCAGTAGGAACTGCTGGACAAGAAGAAGTTAAGCCAAACGCTAAGATTAATATCGATGTAAATTTGCTGGGCAGAACAAAAAATGACATAAGAATTAGTTCTGCATATTCTAGACAAGCAATAACAAATGTAGTTATAACTAATATAAGGACACATGACGATGTTCCTGTATATCTAGAAACTGCTGGACCAAGATCTGGAAGATCTACTATATTTGAAATATCTGCTAATGAACCAATAGTAGGTCCATTTGGAGATATAGAATATTATAAATTAGTTGTTCGTAGATCAGAGAATCAGGCATCAGATCTATGATAAGTGTAAGATTAAATCAAACCAAGTTTTTAAGTGACATGAATAATGTTGTTCAATATTCTTTAGGGTTTATTGAAGGGGTAAAAAGAGGCAGAAACATGTTCCTAAAATCCCTAGGCTCTGGAATAAAAGAAATGTTAGAAGTATTTATTGATGCAAATGCTAGATCAAATCCACAGGCATTACATCATATTTATGAATGGTATAAAACTGGAAGCCCAGACGCTAGGCTTTTTGATATTAATTATTCAGTCAGTAATGCTGGACTATCTTTTTCTTCTACATTTTCACAGTCAAACAGTATAAAAGAAGGATCTTCTTCTCCATTTTATAACAAGGCAAAAATAATGGAAGAGGGAATTCCAGTAACAATATCTCCAAAAAGATCTCAAGTATTAGTGTTTGAAGAAAATGGAGAAACTGTTTTTACAAAAGGTTCGGTAGAAGTTTCAAATCCAGGCGGAATTCAGGTTCAAGGATCATTTGAAAGAATTGTTAATTTATTTTTTACAAGATATTTTACTCAAGCATTTTTAAGATCTAGCGGAGTCACAGAGCATTTTAAAAATCCAGTAGTATATAAAAAGAATTTACAGAAAGGTAAAAATACGGGAAGGTCTGTCGGACTATCAACAGGGTATTCCTGGATAACAAGTGTAGGAGCAAAAATAAATGGCTAACGATACAGTATTAAATACACCAGTATTATGGATTAATAAATATTTACAAAAGAAACTTTCTGATTATGGGTTTGATGGGGTACCATTTTTTCCAACACAACCATCTACAATAGATACTCTTACTCAGACATTCTCTCAATCAGACAATGGCGTAATGGCAACATATGACCGTATGTTTAAGATGAATAGAAAAAGTTTTCCACATATCAAATGTGAGCAATTGTTATATTATTTTTATGCTACTGCAGAAGATGCAGTTCCGAAAATGGTAAAAATCACAGAAGCGGTATACAGGCTTCTAGACCGCTTTGACGAATCAGCAGAAGAGATAAACAGCTGGTGCTCTAATAGAAGGATTGAAATCAGCCAAGAGGAAGGGATAGTAGATAACATTTTCTACTTCCATAATTTCAGGGTCTATCAATTGGAAGAGACTAGGGATATCATAGATTTTGGAACAGCCAGAACCTATGCTGGAAACAAGATCATTATTGAGTTTGATTATCATCAAATGACAGAGCTGACCAACAGCTCCTGGGCTCCAGAAGCTAAAAGGACTGGGGACAATAAAATAACCTTCTTTTTAAATGGTACAGAAAATATACCAAACATTGAGTAGTGTAAAAAACTGATATAATTATGGTGAGGAAACCCGCCAAAACTTAATATCTATCTATTGAAAGTAGAGGTGAAAAAATGGCATATACTCGTGGTACGTCAAACAACATTATCGTTGGTGCTGCTGCTCTTTTCGTAGCAGACACAACACTTACTCCAAGCACATTGGAGGCTTTTGTATCTAGCGAATCATTCAAGGAAACCCTTGCTGATGAAACAGATTATACAAATGTTGGTTACACCATGAACGGTCTTGAACTACAGTTCCAACCAGACTTCGGAGAAGTACAGGTTGACCAGGTTCTTGACGTTGCTAAGCTATACAAGCAAGGTATGCAGGTAAATCTCGCAACAGCATTTGCTGAGGCTACACTTGAAAACCTTCTCTTGGCCCTTGCATATAGCGATTCTCAATTGACAGGCACAAAGTCAACATCTAACGGACAGGTTCTTAACCTTTCTGCAGGTGAAATCGGTGAGTGCCCAGTCGAACGTGGTATCGTTGCAGTTGGACCAGGAACTGGTGACTGCGTAAACTCAGACTCAATTGAGCGTGTTTACACAGCATATCGTGCTCTTTCTATTGACAACGTAACAGTTTCTGCAAAGCGTGATGAGCCTTCAATGTTTGAAGTTTCATTCCGTCTTCTTCCTGAAGACACATCTGGATCATACGGTAAGATCGTAGATCGTACCTGGACACCAGCATAATAATCTAGTATTAGATTAACGACAGGCCCACCCTAGCGGTGGGCTTT